ACGCCCACGGTGCCGACCACCGGAAACACGTACGGCGTCCACGACGGCGCTACGCTCGTCGGCATCTTGTAGACCACGCCGCTAGTCCTTGGAGCACGCGCCGCCACCGGCTTCACGGTCTTGCGGTCCTGAGTTCCGTTCAGCCCGAACTGCCGGCGAATCCGCGAGCGTGCCTGTTCCGGCGTCAAGGCCCCTTTGGTTTCGCGCACGAGCCTGCGGGCAAGCTGCGTCGATGGTGCGTCAGGGAACTTCGCGCACAGCCGCCGAGCAATCGCCGTAATCGGATCGCCTGCCATTCACTCCTCCTCGTCGTCGTGCCGAGTGAAACCGTCTTGATGGAGCACCGCCGCCACCGTGCTGGCGAAGTCCGTCACTGCATCCTCCGAGAGATCGGGAAACCTCGCGTGCGTCATCTCGTGGATGATCGTGTCAAGCCTGTCCACGCCTGCCGCCTTGTCGCGAATCCGCACCCGCCTTTTCGTCCAGTCGCAATCGCCCCACCGATCTGGGTACAGGTTCGCCACGTACTCGAGCCGCCACCAGTGCCGGCGGATGTGGACTCGCAGCCGTTTTGCAATCTTTAGGCGGGGCATGGGCACCAGTGGACAAAACCACGGAAATCCGTCAACGCCGAAAAATCAGCCGATGCCGAGCCGCTTTCCCAGCTTGTTGAGAGCGGCTTGCCGCTTGTCGCAGCCGCACGGCTTGCCGAGCACGCGCGACACCAGCTCCTTTGTGATACCAACCGACGCAAGCCCTGCCGCCACCATGTCGCCGAGGCCGGGAGACGCAGGCTTCGGCGGCGGCTTACACCTGCGGAACGTCGGCAGCACGCGAGCAACGTGGCCGCATGTTGTGCAGGTGAGGGTCTTTGGATCGTAGGTGCAGTAGTCACTCACGCCACACCTACATCAAGAGTGAAAACGTGCGAATACGGCTGCACTGTGTACTCTGGTTCTCCAAATGCGCCTTCCCCGGTCACTGTGATTTCCTTGCCGTAAAAATCAATCGACAGCGGGTTGCCGCCAGGGCAAAGGTTCTGCTGGCATATTGAATCGCAATCTGTGCCTGGGTCATACGAAAACAATGGTTCTGTTGCGCCGCTGCGCACGGGAGACCACGTCGAGTTTGGGGGGTGATCTGGGTATATCTGCGCCCAGGCAGTGACGCGGCAGCCGCTGCATTTATTGCACTTCACGGCGTCCGACAAAGTGCCATCTGACAAAACCGGCGTAATTTGTTTAGGTCCGCCACCAAAGCCTCGGCAGCTTTCCAGAGAAACAGACATTAGAATATCTAGGTTTTCAGTCGCTTCGCCAGGATCGAATGCCCCCGCAAATAAACCAGCCAGAGGAACCGTAAATTCGCCTGAGTATGTTCGGCAACTCGTTCGTGACAGAACATAGTCCCCATCTGGAACGCCGGTGAGAATGTAGTCCCAGTCGTGGTCAATCGCATCTTTTGACCACGAAAATAGCGTTGTTGGTGTTGCTCCAGTAACAGAGACAGTGATTTCATCGGGAACAGCTGCATCGTTACCACAGCACGTATTGCATGAGCATGGTCCGTTATAAAGAGCGTTATCGTCGTATGTCCCACCCTCAGTCACAACAGCTGTTGCCCCGCTTGGCGCAGTGGCGGTGAACTCAAACGGCTCATCAACGGCAACGAAAGTGGTAGATGTCATAGTCTCATTGCAGAATGAATAAGGCTCGCTGTCGTCACCAGCTACGCCGCAGTTCAACTCTTGCTCGGCGTACACAATAGGCGCGGAGTCAGGGCCTCGGTATACAACGCGAACGCCGCCCCTTGAGTGGCTTACTGTTGATCCTGTGCAAAACCGATGTGACATCCAGCAAGCCGGTTCGTTGTCGTGGTAATAAAGGTCTGGGTCGTCGGGCGTCTCACACGACGACGCCAATGAGTTCTCGCACGAACGCTGGCCTTTTTTCAGAACAATGGACCGTCCGTCCCATGTACCGCAGCACCGCTTGACCCACAAGTTTCCGTTGTACCCCGAGCCACCGGCAGTTACGGTCGCCCCTGTGATCTGCCCGAACTGCGGGCTCTCGACATCGCTATTGATGCTGACTGTTAGTGTCGCGCCGGTCCCGGGCGGGTCGTTCGTGTCATTCACCGTAACCGTCACATCAGCTAGGAGCGGCGGCTCTGCTGGATCTTCGGTGTACGACTCCCCTGCGTCGTCGACGGTAACTGAATCGACGGTGATTCCGATCTCCCAGAACTGCCCGCCGTCGACGACTTGGATGCTGTGTATGGAGCCGTCGTCGTGATAGCCCTCGCCGGGCCAGTCGACGACGGCTTCGTCAACGACTCCCGTGTCAAGCCAGTATTCGCCACCGTCGGTAATGCTAACAGCCAGGATCTCGCCGCCCGTGTCGACGCTTGTGACCTCAACGGTGCCAGAGGAAATCGTATTGCCATTGGAGGTGTCAATCGTAAACGTGTCGCCAACCGTGTAGCCGGTGCCTGCGGAGTCAATTGAAGTGCCGGTGACGCTCCATGAGTCGCGGCCTTCAAAGTCGGTGCCTTGCGTCATCGTGAGCGAGATACTAGCACCGCTTCCGGTAACGCTCGCTGGGGTGAGGAAAACGGCAGGCTCGTCCCGCACAGTGCGCACTTTGACCGAAGGCGTATCAAGGTCAACGTCGCGATACGGGTCTGACGGCGAAACCGTCAGGTACTCTTCGTCGGAGTAGCCAGTCCCGCCCGCCCCGACCGCCACCGAGTCCATGTACCACGTCTCGTTCGGGGCTCCGTATCCGTTTGCTGTGTACGACGGCGTCAGCGTGGCGTCGTTGTTTCCACCGGAAAGTTCGTAGACAGGTTCCGACCGATTCGTTCTGACAACCAGTTGCTCGGTGCCTTCGCCTGCGTTCAGAAGGTCTTCGGCCACTAGGATGTAGTCGCCATCGGTGTAGTAATCATCGCTGCCGCCGTTCACTACAGTCACGCTTGTGATCTGCCACGAAAGCGGCGGCACTGCGGACAGAACGCCGACGTTCACCGTGAGTACCGCGCCGCTGCCGTTGTCCTCAAGCTCCAGCGTCGGCTCGGAGCGAGGCAGTTGCACCGTAAAGGCTGGCGATCCGAACGAGTCCAGCACCGGATACGTCTCGGTCTGGTTGTGCGTGAGCGAAAGAATCTGACCGCTACCGCCAACCGTGGCGACCGTAAGCGTGACTCCAGTGCCGACGGTGAACGTATCTCCGACGGTATACCCCGTGCCAGCCGCAATGATCTCGACACCAGCCACAGTCCAGTTTGTGCCACCGACCCACGCAACCCGCAGCCTCGCACCAGTTCCCGTTACGCTGCTAGCAGTGGCTTTGTACTCGGGGAAATTGCCGACCTGAACGTCGATGTAGGTCGTGTCGTCGTAACCAGACCCGGCGTTGTCAATCGTGACTGAATTGACGACCCACACTGGCCGCCCGCACGCATCTTCGTCTTCGGTAATCACGGGCGTCACTTCAGCACCAGACCCAGGCCCGACCACGGTGAGCTTTATGTTCGGCTCGATGCGGCCAAGCACGGCGTACCCAGAGCCGCCATCGGTGATGATCGGGTCAGAGACCGCCCCGGCGGCTGCGTCTGGCGGCGGGGCTGATACATGCCCGGCGGCTCCCGAGCCAAAACACGACGAGATCGTTAGTGGGATTTCGGAGCGGTCAGGGAACGCGTCCGCGAAGCCAGAGAGCGTCACCGTTATAGTTTCGGGAAGGCATCGCGAAGCCATGACGGCCTTGCGGCCATTCATCACGACTTTTCCGTCGCGCATAACCGGCTTCAAGTCGCTCATGCAGCGGTAGACTCGCAGGATGTGTAGTCGACAAACTTGGCGATGCCAAGCTCAAGCACGAAAAACTGAAATGTCGAAGCGGTGTTGTGCCCTGGTAGCTTTGCCATATCAAACGACACCAGCTTCATCTCGCCGCCGTTGCGAGCCGCCCACCCCCATCCAGACGCAAGACCAATGATTTCGTTGCGTGCCGTGAGCGTTGCGCCAGCCGCGGTTCCGTTTCGGATCGTCACAGTGATGGTCTGGCCGGTGTACCAGTTGCCAGACCATGAAATGCGGCGAAGGTCTTTGCCTGTTTCTGTCGTTTGTTTTTCGAACGTCAGCGGCTTTGCCGCCGGCCTCATGTCTTCGACAGTCCGAACAGCCTTGGCGATTCTCGCTGCCGAAAAAACATCAAACTGCGTCAGGGCTGTCATTGGTTACACGCCGAGCGGAGTTGTCGGGGGCGTTCCGAACAACGATTGAAAATTGATTTCGGGATTTACGCGACGATTGAGAATCGACGGAGCGCCGCCTGTCTGAGCCCCTGACCCGTTGAGCCCAACCGGATTGGGCGACGGAATCCACTCGCCATTCTCAAAATCAAAAACCATGCAGCGGCGTTTTTGTCCGCCGCTAAGAAAGTTGAAGCCTACGTCGGGTAGTTGGTAATTGTGACCGCTTTGCCGGAAATGCAGTTCTGCCGTCGCGTGCCAGTACGGGGCCGAGCCTTGCTCTGCCGTTTGCTGCACTTCTACGCTATTGACCTTCCACGTGTGGGCGTTGCAACCGAGATACACGGCGTTGTTCACGTGATTCTGCGATCCAATCCAGTCGGTCGGCAGGCTGGAGAAGTTCTTTTGAACCCGCGCCACGATGGTCGCTTCCTGCGTGACCAGCCCCGAAAAATAGTCGTAGGCCGAATTGGTCAGCGGCCTCATGGTGGTGTTGCCGCTGCCGTCGTAGTAGTAGAGCGCCGGCACTTCACCTGGCGCGGACACAAACTCCCATGTCGCGGCACGCTGATCCGGCGACAGAAGCTCATTGGCAAGGACAACGTCATACTCGACGGAAACGTGAACGTGATATGGCGAGCCGTCGTGCCCCTCCGTGTAGGTGATCTTTCGCACCTTATAGATGCCGGTCTGCACGGTGCCATAGGTGGGGTGCAGGTGCCCGATGTCGGGAATCAATCCTGTGTTGAATACGTCCGACTCCGACGATGGGCTGAAGACTGAGTCGTCCGATAGGACGACGACAAACTCTCGTGTCAACTGCCTCGGCTTGGCTACCTCGTAGACATTTTTGCGAAACAATTCTTTGACAGATACGACGGCCATGACTCACCCTAGAGCAGCGTTGCGGGAATGCCGATCCGACTCAGGTTTTGCGTGATTCCTGTCGCAATCTGACGCAGGATTTTGGTCGCTAGCCGCTGCTCGATAAGCCGCGGGTCTTGCGCGTTCGCAAACAAGCCCAGCACCAGGGCGGCACCTTCTTGCGTGCGTGCGTCGGCAGCGCTTACCGTGCGAGAGCCAAGCGTGTTCAAATCTTTGAGCAGTTTGCGTTGACGATCAGCGGCAGCGGCAAACGCTTGATTGACTTGATCGACGGCGTTGGTGGCGGCTGTTTGCGTTGCTTGAGCCTGATTGCGAGCAGCGTTTGCAATGACTTGCTGCTGCGCAAGCTGGGCCTGCTGGGCCGTGTTCGCGGCCCGATTGATTTGCGTGTTTGCCTTCACCTTGCCATCGGCGATTTTCTGCTCTGTGCGTTGCAGCTTTTCTAGCTGCCGCAATTCTTCCTGCCTCGCCTTTGCGGCACGAAGGTCGTTTTGCTCACGCGCCGCCTCGATTGACTTGCGCTGAACTGCGATGCGCTCTTCAATGGCACGAATGTTTTCCGCAGCTTGTTGCCTTCGGTCTGCGTTTTGCTGAATCGCTGCGGCTTCGGCCCGCTGCTGCTCGGTCATCTGCGACTGCATGAACTGGTTGAGGCGGTCGTTCGCCTCGACGCGGGCCTGAAACGCCCGCGCCTGCTGCTCGCGCTCGCGGCGATCAATCTCTTCCAGGTGCGCCAGTCGCTGATTGAATGTTGCCTGTGCCGCAGCCACTTCGGCTTGGTAGGCATCCTGGCTGAGAATCCCCGCACGGACTCGCTCTTGCGCGTTGGCAATGCCCTCCTGCAACTGGTAAGCCGCCTTTGCCCCCTCGTTGCCGAACTTCGACACTTTGTCGATGAGAGCGTCGAGCGTTTTTGCCGTATCACGAAAAGCCTTGTCGAATCCTTGCTCAAACCCTTGTTCGTTAGCTTGCTGCAAGTCTTCGAGTTTTGCCTGGATTTGGTCGAGCTCTGCAAGACGCGCGGCGGCTGCATCGGCTTCGCCTCGGCTATTAGCGCCCCTGGCTGCGGCTAGTTGTTCTTGCGTTCGCGCTATTTCCCTATACACGGCAGCCAAGTCGTCTTGGAGCTTGTTGGCGTCTTCGCTTGTTTTCAGCAACGCTTCTACTCGCTTTTGATCGGCTTCGATTTGCAAATTAGCGGCCACGGCAGCCTCTCGCCGCTTGCGGTTTTCTTCGTCAATCGCAGCGTTGACCGCTTTCTGAAGTCCTTCTAGCCTTGCGATCTCGTCGGCTGTTAGCTCGCCATCTTTATGAGCCGCAGCCATCGACCGCTCAAACTCGGCCATCGCTTTTGCCGCGTCGCTTGTGTGGTCAATCAGCCCGTTGAAAAGCGCGTCAAACCTGTCTCGTAGTTCCTCGGTATTCGACTCCAGCTTTACCTCTGGAAGTCTGGCGTTTTTGATGTCCGCAGACAGGGTTTGCACAAACTCTCTCGCAGAGCCGCGCCCGGCATCTGCGGCACTTTGCGGCGCTCCCGCAAAAACTTCAACAACTGCATTTGCAGCATTTGTAGCTGCGCTCTCCATGTCTTTTGTGTTTCGCTCTAACGACTCACGGGCCGACTGCTGAAGATCACGCCCAAACGCCTCCATGTCGCTCGAAACCCACGATCCAATTCCTTCGAGCACTGCCCCAAGAGCTATGGCGATTCCATTTCCTATTGACTCAAAAACGTTGAATATCACTCGCAGGCTTTCGACTGCTACGGTTATGGTGTTGCCTACGCTCCCCAGCGCTGAGCCAATAGCACTGAATGCTGCCGACACATCTCCAAGGCGGTCAGAAAATCCGCCAAACTGCTCGACCGCATAATCGAACACGCCGGCCAGCACATCGGCCCCTTTTAGGAGTACGTCGCTGATGGCATTGGCAATACCTGTCCCTCCCTCGCCTTCGGCTCCACTCCATTCTTCGACGAATCGCAAAAACTGTTCCGTGACCTCAGTGACGGCTGGAGCCAGATTGCCAATAACTTGACCTATGATTCCCTGCAAAGTGGCGCTCACAAGGTCAAACGCGTCATTCATTGCTGAGATATTGGCAACCTGTTCCTCTGAAACAATGACGCCAAGCCGCTCGGCTCGCTCGCGCAACTCGTCAATGCCGGCAGCACCCTCACGGAAAAGCGGCGCAAGCGCGGCCCCTTGCTTGCCAAATACCTCGACGGCAGCCGCAGCCCTGTCAGCCGCAGTCGGCAGTTGAGAGATAGCATCTCCGATGGCAGCGAATTGCTGTTCAGGCGACAACGCGCGCAACTGGGCTACCGACAAGCCAATAGACTGAAGACTTCTATCGAACGCTTCGCCCGGCGTCGCCTGGGAAATCTGAACCCCGAGCCGCTGAACGGCAGTCCCAAACGCAGCCGCGTCAACGCCGGCCAGCTTTGCCGCGAGCGAGAAGCCCTGGAAGTCCTCGACGTTTATGCCCGTGCGCGCCGAAAGATCGCTAAGAGTATCCAGTGATTGGGTAACACTTGAGGCGAGCGATGTCACTTGCCCGACCGCACTTTGGAGCACGCCGCTTATGGCCTGAAAGCCGTCTACAATAACTCTTCCGATTTCAATGTTCGTCAGCAACTTGAGGTTCGCGTTTAGAGAAGCGACGTTTTTATCGGTCTTCCCTGCTGAGTCTGCCGCTTTGTCGAGCGATTCCTTGGCCTTCGCCATTGCTGCGGTATATGTTTCTTGCGAAATCCTGCCGGCCTTGAGCTGCGCAGACAGTTCACCAACAACCTGCTGGTACTTCTGGAGCGGGCTTCGGCTTGCTTCGGTTATTTTTGCCGCTTGCTCAAACGCCTTCGCTTCTGCTTCCGCCGCTGCCGTTAGCTTTTCAAACTCTACTGTGAACTGCGTCGCTCCGATCTCGCCGTCACGCAAAGCGTTTTGCAGCGTCTGAAGTTGATCCGCAAACTGGGCCTGAACCCTAGTTGCGGCATCTGATCCACTGGCAAACTTGTCAAACTGCGCCGTGACTTTGTCGGCGGCGTCCCCCAGGCCGACGAGCGCACGCTGGACGGGATCGAGCTTGAAGCCCGACGCGTCCGCGTTGATCTTCATCGCCAGCGATAGGACGTTTGCCACGATCAGCCGCCTTCAAGTTCTTGCTTCAACTGTTGGAGTACGTCGATGATTTGGTTCGCGTGCTGTGGCGGTTTCTCTATTGGCACAAAGTCTGACGGGCTGGGCGCTTGTCCTTTGCCCGAATACGGAGCCAGGATGGACGACACGAGGAGTCCTGTTTGCTGCCATTCATTAGGAATCGCTTGGTAGTACCTCGTGAACGCCATCCACTCCGCGAGCTCCCGCGTCGTCATGCGACGCTCGAGCTCCCCGACCGTCATCTTCAAATACCCGGCCAAGCGAAACAGGAATTGCCTCGCTGGCCGGAGGTTCAGTTTTTTGCCAAGTCCTCCACATCCTTCTCGGTCACGGCGTTGTGCTTCATCGCCAGATCGAACAGCCGGCTCATCACCTTCACGCTCTTGGTGCCGAGCTTTTCAACTTGGTCGTTTGTAAACAATGCCTTGCCGTCCTTGTCGCAGATGCACCGCACAAGCAACTTCGAACGCCAGTTCTCCATCTTTTCGCGCTTCTCAGCGAACTCACGCTGATACGCTTCCATTTCGCCCACGCTCATCACTCGCACGTAGACGGTGCCGCTCCACTCTGGAACCTCCACGGGTACGAGGCTCATGTCATTCGCCGCAAAAATCTGGTCAGCAGTCAGATCCATTTTTCACTCCTGAACAATCTTGAAGGTGCCTTTGTATCGCCACACGTCATTCACTTTGGCACCGATGTCAAGCGTCTGGAAAATTGCCTTGGTTGTGAAATTGACCGACACGACCAGAGACGTATTGATCGAATCGCGAGCAGTTCCGCCGATGGCAATCGTGGCCTTACGCCCCCACTGCCCAACAGAGCTAATGGCAGACCCGCTCAGGCAAGACACCTCAATCGTGCCGCAGTCCATCGACCAGGGCGTGGTGCCCGCTGCCGTCGACCCGCGAGACTGCGGAAGACCGTTTCCCTGTATCCACTTGAGCTCGGTGATCTCACCAAGCGCAGTGCTATCCCAGGTGGCGGTTACTCCAGCAGTGACGTGAGGCATTACGGTCCCCCGTCATAATCAACGAGCGATCGTGAGGACAGCCTGCCCGCGAATAGCGTCGTTGGTTGCCAGCGTGAGAGACGAGCTCGAAACGGTGTGGTAGCTCGCCGTGGTGCCGCCCAGCAGGGTGATGTTCGCCACAGTGATCTTGTAGGTGCCCGTGGCCGCGTCGTTGATGAGAACCTTGCCGATGTAGTCGAACGTGACTTGACGGCCCGTCGCGGCCTCGCCGCCGGTTGCCGGAACAACAAGCGGGCGATCCATCGTGGCAGCTACCTCGCCCAGCGTCTGGCCGAGGTGCGCAATGTCGATAGTGTTGTCAGCCGCATTCGGATTTGAAAAGGCAATGGCGATATTGGTGACGACATACGTGGAGGTCGCGCCGCCCATGCCAAGCGTAAGGATCGTCCCTGGGTTGCTGACTGCCGTATCATGCGGGGTTGCGAAAGACACGAGGCGTTCTCCTTATTACTCAGATTGCCACAAAATGCTGTACGTTTGCGTGACCGAATACACAGGCGGAAGGTCGCCGCCCGCAAGCTGAACAAACCCGTCAGACTCGCCTTGAATGGAAACGATGCTCACGTGTATGTAGTTTCCATAACCACCGCGAAAACCATCCAGAACCGCCCGGACGCGGTCGGCGATGTGTCTTACTGCCGCATATGACTCTGCGTAGATGTCGAGCGCCAGGGACACAACGGGCATTCCCAGCGGGCCGGAAAGCGTGCTCTCGCGGGTCACTCCCTGACGCCGCCACGTGGCAAAGGGAAGGGCGGCGGATGCCGGGGCAATGACGGGAAAAATGCGGTCGCCGAGAAGCGTCGCGACATCGGGGTCGTTTTCAAGCTGGTCGATCACCAACTGCTCAGGGATTTTTGTCATGGGAAAGCCGTCCCCTGCGAAGAACGCGAAATGGTCTGAATTGCCTGCTCCAGCGTCAGCCGCAGTTCGCGTTGAAGAATCTCGGCAACCGCTTGCTGCGACTCTCGGAAAGCCGTCTCCACGGGCGGGCGACCGCCGACGCCTCCAGGCGAAACAGGCGGAATAGTGATCGGGTTTTTCGACTTCTTGAAAAAGGCTCGCGGGTAAGCTGGGTCAGTCTGGACTCGCTGCCCTTCGCCGCCGCGTGGTACTCGCTGCGTCGGCTGCATCTTGAATGGGCCGAGCCGATTGAAGCTCGACGCGATATAGGCGTTTTGCCCACTGACAACGTGAGGCCGCACCTCCACCGCGGGCTTGCCTGGGATGCGACGGAGATGCCCCCGCCTTGCGTAAGGTTTATTGGAGAACGTGGCGACGACGCGCTGCTGGGTGCCGTTTTCCAACCACCACTGATGGAAGGCTCGATCCGGCCCAACGCGGACGCTGCCGCCTGCGGCGCTCGACGACGACTCGCGGCCTGCACGCTGGTAGCCAATCAACCCCACGGCCACGCCGTCTCTGGCATAGGTGACAACTTTTGATTTCGCGGCCCGCAAAAGGTTTCCGGTCGGCCCGACTGGAGTGACTTCTCGGAGCTTGTCGAGTGCCGGCTTCACGGCCTTTCGCATGATTGCTCCAAGTACGCGGGCTTGGTCCGCCTTGGGAAACAAATCGCCCAGCGCTTTTTCCATGCTTCGGAGTTCTTGCTGGTCGATGGTGATTTTGATGAACGACATCAATCCACCCTCTCCGTACAGAGCAGTTCATGCTCGCTGCGGTTTGCGTGCTCCAGGCACGAGGCGATCTCGAGCACCCGGCCACGCCAGAGCACACGCATCGTGGAGTTGAGGCCGGCGAGGTATCGCATACGCACTCGGTGCGTGATTTCCGTCTGCTGCTGGCCGCTGGTCAGAAACTCGCGAGCACTAATGCCGTCGACGCTGGCCCATCGCTGGGAAAAGGTCGCCCACGTTTGCGTAGACTCGCCAATGGCGTTCCGCGTCTCGGTCGCCTGCTGAATCGTGATCCGCTCGCGCAGGCGTCCTGGGTCAATCATGAGCCGTAGAGCACCAGAGTGTAGGACGCGGTTCCGGCAGTCGCGGCGACGCCGATCTCAAACTCGTTGTCTTCGATGCACTCGGACACGGCTACTTGGCCGGCACGCGAGTACAGCGTCATGGCATAGCCGACCGTGTCAAACTGATCGCTTGCACACCGCACGAGCTCGCTGCCGCCTGCCGAGAACGCCACGCGGCTGATGCTTGAAAACGTCACGAGGTCGCCAGCGGCGTCGCGATAGCCCGGCGAGTTGCAGTCGACGTTGATGACAGCCGTTCCGCAGGTGCCGGTGATGATGGCAATTTTGCCAAAGTCATACTCCGTCGCGTGCTGTAGCGCGATCGTCTTGAGCGACTTGACGTTCCCATCAGTAGTCGAGTCTGTGAACTGCACATCGACGGCAAACTTTCCTTTGATGCTCATCGGTAGGCACCCCACTTCGCACTATCGAGCAGGCTCTTGACGCCAAAAGGTATCTCGCTGAGGTTGACGGATTCCGCCGCCATGCGGCGTTCATACCAGTACCCCACAAGCCAGAGCACCGCCGACTTGAACCGCTGCGGCAGGCTCGACGCGTCACCGTCGCGGCCACCCCACCACGTGACCGTCACCGCGTTGTAGTCGAGCAGATGCGAGGGCCAGGAGCCGTTGTAGTTCGTCCGCAAGACGCCGGGCGTCGCGTCGCGCCGTCGTCTGGTTTTCAAGCGTGTAGGTCACGACCACCGCGGTCGCTGTGCCGGCAGTCGCCATTGGCGGGCGGGGAAGCTCGATCTCGGTGGGAAACGAGTCGAGCGTCATCTTGTACCGCGTATGCACGAACGTCTCGTCGCAGTATGCCTCGCACCACTCCCTCGCCGCTGCAATCAGGGAGCCGATGTAGGCATCGTCGCTGTCAGTATCGACGCGGCAATGCTGCTTCGCCTCTGAGAGTGACACAGGCTCAGCCGCCGGCTGCGTCAGCGTCTTCAGACTTCGATACCGCACGCGGTCGCCCTCGCTTCCTCGGTGTCAGGTCGGCTCGCTCGCCTGCCGGCTCGACGCTCGCCGTCTCGATGAGGTCAAGCTGCCCGTCGCGTTCGGCGATGCCGTCACGAATGAGCCGCTTGGCCGTCTCGTCCTCACAGTCGATTACCGCGCCGACGCGATAGGTCGAGTAGTTCTTCCTCAGTTTTATTTTCACGATGGCGGCACACTCCACGCAGTTTTGGGTTTACCATTGGCGTTGTAGTCGCCTGTGTACTGAAACACGGGTTTCTGAAGGTCTTTGCCGGGCCAGACCGCCACCCACTCGCCATGCCCGATACAGACGCGAGGCGTGATGTAGAGGCGATTCCCTGCGGCCCTGAATTGCCGCCAGAAGTGAATGTCGGCGTCAATTCGTCCGTCGCCGTACTCGCCGGCTGCGTTAGGCTGGTCTTGAAACCAGGGTTTCGGCGTTCGCTTCAACGCCTTGGTTGAGATGAGCGTGCAGCCGAAGTGGGCCGAGTCCACCTCCTGCACAGGCTCCGCAAACCACGACATCGGCAGCTCCGTTGACCCACCGTCTGGCGGCTTGTCGAGCGTGCCGGGCAGCGTAAACATCGGGCGACCGTCCTCCCGTTTGACTTGCATCGGTGCCAGGGCGTCACACTGAAGCGCCAACGCTATCGACACCAACTCCTCGACGGTTTTGCGATCCCAGAAAGAATCCATGTCGGTGCACAAAATGAACTCGGTTGAGTCCACGAACTGCTCAATGCACCGCTGAAGCACTTGCCCCCAGAGGGCTCCCTGCCCCAGCGTAGGGCGGATGCCGAGCGGCATGAGCGCCTGAGCCCAGCCGAAGACATTCGCAAGGGGACCGAAGCGCGGCCCGCTCATCACGCACTCAATACGGACATCAACGTCGGTCGATCCCACCTTGACGATCATGAAGCCCTCGCAAAAGTAAATGGCGGATGCGGGAAAGTTCCGCATCCGCCACATACTGTCGCTGGGCTGTCAAGAACATCAGCCAGAATACTTCGACAAGACGCCCTTAGCAGAAGCCGACTCGGGGCCGACCTCGCCCCTTCCAAGCCGCGCCAGGATGGTCGTGGCAAGGCTGGTCGCCGGCGTGGCGTCGATCTTGAGGTAACGGCTCTTGCCGCGGCAGTCGACATCCAGCCGCACAACCGAAGGCTGAGCCGTCACGGCCACGCTCGCGGCGGGAGCCGCCACGGTGTAGACGCTAGAACCAGCCGTGGTGGTGTCGCCCTGCGAAAGCGTCAACACGTTGAGGATGCTCGCAGCGGTATTGGCCGGCGTGGCGCTCACCGCGACAACAACGTCAATCGACGCGTAGCTGTAGCCAAGGGTATCAATGGTCAAAGTCGCCGTGCCGGCTGCCGATGTGACAGTGGTGCCAACAACGGTTTTGGTGGCTTCGAGAAAGTTCAAGGGTCAGTCTCCTAAGTCAAAGGGAAGGTTCAGGCGAACTTGAGAGCCACCATCGGGCCAGCAGCGGTCGTGGAGCCCAGGTCGTGAGCAACCGAAGCCATGCGGGCCGTCGCAAAAGTCAAAAGCTGGTCGTACTCAATGAACCGGCTGGCGTCGGTCTTGATGCTAACTTCGCGGCGGATGCCCATCGTGGCGGCCTGCGAGAGGTCGCCGAACAGGCAGGCCACTTTGCCAGTCGTGCTAGTAAGAGCCGACTCAAGCGGATGCACAAGCACCACATCGAAGCCGAGGAACTGCAAGTTCGCACCGGCAGCAACGTCGGCCCGGTTGTTACCGGAAGCCGCCATCATCAGCCGCAGCATGGAGGAGCCGTAGCCCGCCGGGCTCACGTACCACTTCGCATTTCGATTGCGAGCATACAACGGGAGCTTCGCGACCACGTTCGTGAAGTCGAGCAGGTCGAGCGAGTCGAAGGTGGTATTTCCGCTGGCAGCCGTCACCACGCTGGCACTGTGGGTGCCATCAACAATCGCCGTCGCCACGCCCACGATCCCGTGGTCGGTGCCAGCCCCGGTTCCGACAAAGCCGACGCGGTCATACGTTTCTGCGAAGGCTTGCGCCACCTCGACTGCCATTGCATCAGCAAGGTCGATGACCGAGTCTTCGACGAGCGAGACAGGCACGCGGTTGTCGACGCCCCAGAGCTTGGCGACCAGCTGCACGTTGTCAAACGTCGCGTCGCTGGTCAGCGGGGCGGCGTTCTCGCCGATGGCACGAGCCGAGAGCCCGCCCGTTCGACGAGCGATGAGCAGCGTGTCGCTGTTCATCGTCACAACGCGAGCGTTGGCTTGGTACGCCCTATACTCCTCAACGAGTCGGACGATCTCGCCAGACAGCTCGGGATTCGTCAGCGCACCGCCGAGCGAATTGATCCCGCCGGACTGGGCGCGGGTTTCAACGCCGTGATCTTCGCACCACCGGCGAGC